GCCGTCCCATGCCATCGCGGCGGCGAGACGGAGCCCGTCGCTCGCTCTGGATTGCGTCGGGCACAGGTCGCGCAGCAGGCTATCGAAGCTCACCACGATGCTGTCACGGCGCAGCATCGGCTGCATGGCCATGCCGAAGTCCGCGCGTGGAGGTCCGATGACCGCGTGCAGGGTCGCGCCGTAACCGGACAGCACACGGTCCTGGCGCATCGCGTTGCAGTGCTTACACGCGCGGCGCAGGTTCGCCACGGTGTCCTGGCCTCCGTGGCTGAACGGGATGATGTGGTCGTCCTCGGTCGCGGTGACGGAGCAGCCCGGCATGCCGAGCCAGCACCGGTTGCCGTATGTGGCGATGACCTTCGCTCTGATGCGTGGATCTACGGTCTGTCTTCTCATGCTTTGCCTTTCTCTCGTTGGGTGAGTATCCAACAGTTCACGTCTTGTTCGGCGTACATAACTGAGTTGCCGATGCGGATTGGCGGCGGTCCGATGATCGGGATGGACTGACGCCAGCGGATCAGCGTGCGTTTGCTGACGTTCAGTCTGGTCGCGGCCTCGGTGGTGGTCAGCATGCTGATGCGGGTCATGCCCTGGCCTTGTCCCTGAGCAGCAGCGCGATCTGTTCCAGCTTCGCGGCGAGCAGCGGCCAGTCGGCCTCCGAGATGTCGAACCAGACCATGTTGGGGCCGGACGGGCCGATGATGCTCTGGCCTATCTCCACGTCGCCCGGCTGCGGCCGGTCGTGGTCCTCGACGTCGAGCGATATGCGGATCTGCGGTTTCAAAACAGCTGCTCCTTTTTATATGTAGTGGTGTGTGTTTTCTGTGGCCGGTATGGCGTGTAGCTGGTGGCCCATTTGCGGAAACTGCGGCAATCGATGCGCCATGCTCCGGCCTTGTACGCCGGCAGGCCGTCGTCTCGGAGGCTGAGCAGGGTCGGCACGTTCGGTTCACCGAGCGCCCGGCAGACCTGGAACAGTTCGATGTCGGTGCGCCGGTTGTTCGCCGCGATCCGGTCCACCGCGTCGGCGAAGCCCTGCATGAGCATCCTGCGCGATTCCTCCGGATAGTGCAGCACCTCGTGCAACGACGGCTTAATCCTCGATGACATAAGCCCACATCCCGCACCATCTGGCCAACGTCATCAGCAGCGAAGAGGAATCGTACATCTTGCCGGCGGTGGGAGAGCGGTAGACGGGACTCGGCACGCCCTTGGAACCATAGGCCAGCCTCAACGCCGCCTGCAGCTGGTTGTCGTCCAATCCGGTCACTTGCATCAACGACTGCCTGGAAGTGTTGGCCTTACTCCTGACGTTCGAGTCAATCATCGGGAGTGCCATCCTCATCTGCGTCCTGAGTTTGTCGGGGAATGTTGCCTTGCTCAATCTCAATCCTTTCTGTAGCTTTCGGTTGGTGAGCGCTTGAGAGGTCAAGACCTAGAATCTGCTGATGAAAATGCTCGGCCGAGATTTTCGGCCGAGCCGGGCAACAGATTCCAAAGGTCCTGCAGAACGTTTCGGTCGGAGCCGCGCCGTCGATAACAAGAGCGGCCGAAGCCGCCGGGAATGGTCCCAAGTCAGTCCACGGCCGAAGCCGTCAATGGTCGCCCGATTCCGCCTTTACCGACGGACTGAGATGGTCGGGAGCTGAATTTCGTCTCGCAAATGGCGCGGCAGCCACGCGCCTGGCGTTGCCGGTCGCTAACCCGGCTCAGCGGTGGCAGGGGTACGCCATACGCCCCATATGCCGTTCGGTTTTGTCAGTCGTCGTCGGTGAGGAAATCACCAAGACGGACGACCGCGAGCACCAGCCCCAACATGAACAGCACGAAGGGGCTTAACAGAATCAGAAGAACGGTCTGGATGAAACGTTTCACTGCTCGAAGCATCGCGCGATCTGCTTTTCCAGATCCTCGAGCTCGACGCCGTTGAACGGGACGCGCACCGTCATGCCGTCCTCCGTCTCAACGATCAGCTCGAAGAAGCAATGCCGTTTGCCGTCCACTCGCTTGACTGTGACACTCATTGCTGGGCTCCTTCCCATTCACGGCGGGCACGCCTCGCGTGCGTCATCGCCTGGTTGATCGCGCCCTTCATCCTTTGAAGGTCGCCCATGTCCAAGCCATCAAACCCGAACGTGCTTCCGGCCACCCTGATGCGGCACTTGAAGGCGTAGGGATTGCCGCCAGCGCATTCCGACGGGTCGATGTCCTGCACATGGAAGTAATTGCTAGTGCATTCCGGATTGAAAACGCTCATTTCACAGCTCCTTGATTCCTAGGTGGATGGTTAGGCTCCTTCCTTCGCCGCGATAGGCTTGTAATCGCACAAACCAAACCTCTCAACGAACGAAGGAAGGAAGAATATATGCACCTGGACTTCAGCGACATAATCGCCGCCATCTCGCTGGCCTGGACGGCCATAACCTTCGGTAGAACGGTTCGACATAGACCAGAGGCGTCATGGATGAACTCGTACATCGTCACTCGCCTGCCCAACGCGACGCCATCACTGACTGACGAACACGGCCGCTTGCCAGTCAGGAAGGCCATGATTGCCAACGACGGCGATGGGGACGCTTTCGATGTCCGCGTGTTCGGCCACAACTGCATAATCCGCGCATATGCATGGGAAAAACTCTCAAACGGTAACTGGAAAATCGGAGAACGGACGATGGTCCCGCGCATATCCAACGAAGACGGCGATGACGTGAAAATAGCCATCTGGCCGCCCGAAGGCGCGGATGCCATACCCGAGGATGCCAGAATCTGCATCCACTGGACCAAATCACCCACAAGACTGCGGCGCTGCGGATACGAAGAAATACCCTTCACTTCGGAACTCGCCGACAAATGGTGGGAGGAAAAGGACTGGAAGGCATCGCACAGACTGGCTGAACGATTCCGCGCATGGAGCGCACACCGAAGGTTCCACCACAATCCCGAAGACGCCAGAAAATCACCGCAACCAACCATCTGAATCACCGTGACGCGTAAATCGAAACCAGAATGGAACAAACCAGAGCCGTAATAGACAAAACAAGATGCCAATCCATCACTTCACCTCCAACGGAGCTCGCCCAAGGAGCACATCGGCGCTGACATGCAAGAGTTCGGCAAGCTCGTTTATCTCATTCGCACTGAAAGCGATTCGGCCAGTGCATTTCTGCGAGACAGTGGACCGTGAGCAGCGCAATGTTTCGGCGACTTCTGCCTGTGTCAGGCCATTGAGCCCCATAAGACGTTTGACCTTTTCACCTACGGTGGGCGAATCTACTAAAATGTTTGTCACACTCACATCTAACCACGAATATGGTTAGACATGCTCGTTCGGCGTGTCGCGTTCTATCTTTTTGTTAGTTTCGCTAAACTTATGTGCTATGACAACAGCAACAATCAGCCCTAAGGTCGCAGCTCAGGCCGAATCTGTCAGTTTGCAGGATATAGTCACGCGAAATATGAAAGTGGCCATGACTCTTCGCAATGTCAAACAGAAGGATCTGGCGAACGCTCTTGGCGTCGATAGGTCTTCGATTTCACAGAAGATGACTAGGCGAGTGGCATGGAGCCTTGAAGATATAGAAAAAGCCTCGGACTTCTTTCATGTGAAGCCCGAGGCGTTGGTAGCGGGGCATGGATTTGAACCATGGACCTCTGGGTTATGAGCCCAGCGAGCTACCGAGCTGCTCCACCCCGCGTCGGCTTGTCTTTAAGACAGCTCTATTAACTTTACGATTACTTCCAAATATGTCAAATCGGCGTGTCGCATCAGTCCGGCCATGCAAAACCGCGTTGCAAATAGCGCGTTATTCATTTTTCCTATAACGGTTTCGGCTGATCGTGGGGGCAGGGAAGTGCGCCATATCCGAGCCCGCACCATAATAGAAGCATGCCTATCAAGATCCCCAGCGGCCTTCCGGCCAGAGACATTCTCGACTCCGAGCGTATTTTCGCGCTTGAAAAGCCTGAAGCGGAGCGCCAGCGCGTGCGTCCGCTCAAGCTGGTGATCTTAAATCTCATGCCGAAGAAAATCGAGACGGAAACGCAGCTGCTGCGTTTGATCTCGAAAAGTCCGCTGCAGGTGGAGATCGATTTCATGAAGACCTCCACGCACGAGGGTACGCATGTGAGCGCCGACCATCTGGTGAAGTTCTATGAGACCATTGAGGCGTTCCAAGACAACTATTACGACGGCTTCGTGGTGACGGGTGCCCCTGTTGAGCATCTTGATTTCGAACAGGTCGATTATTGGGATGAGTTCAAGCAGATTCTTGACTGGGCTTCCGCGCATGTGTTCTCCACTATGTATTTGTGCTGGGGCGCGATGGGTGCGCTCAATTATCGCTATAACGTGCGTAAAGAGAATTTGCCAGAGAAGATTTTTGGCGTGTTTCCGCAGTATTTGCAGGATGAATACTGCTTTTTGACGAACGGCTTCGATGAGATTTGCCTGCAGCCGCATTCTCGCCTTGCGGGGGTGGACGAGGGTGATATCGCGCGCAATCCGGAGTTGCAGGTGCTCACGTGGGGTCCGAAGTCCGGTCCTGGGCTGATCGCCACCCGTGATTTTTCGGAAGTGTTCGCGCTTGGCCATTGGGAGTACGGCAAGTACACCTTGGCCGAGGAGTATGAGCGTGATATGAAGAAGGGCATGACGAATGTGCCGTTCCCCGAAAACTATTTCCCGCATGATGATCCGCAGTTGGAGCCGGTGTTCGCGTGGCGCGCCCATGCCAATCTCCTGTGGCGCAATTGGCTGAATTGGGTGTATCAGACCACGCCATACGATTTGAGCGAGGTTCCGCAGCTTCGTGCGCAGAAGCGTCTTGGCACGGATCGTTCGATTCGTCATCAGCCGGGTTCGCCGCGTGTCGACGCGTTTGCGCCGTTCGTGCGTGACGGTTATGGCGTGATTCACGATTGA